GAGAGTAGTCCTTACGGACCGTGATTAGGGGGAAACTTAAAGACCCTTCAGATATCCCCAGTGGGGGACACTCCCACACCCCCAATCCTAAAGTAATTTATTTTTTAACTTATTCTCCTACTTCTTCATATGAAAAGACTGTTACTACTGCTTTTAGTTCCTCTCATGGCATCTCTGCTAGTAGTCGCAACAACGGGAGGAGCTGTTTTAGACTGGTCTGACGGTAGTGCCGTTGTAACGATACAACCGCTTTCTGAGACAGTTATAGACGGTTACGTCGTTAATGCGTTTTATAACGGCTCTAATCAAGTAGTCCTCTTAGCTGAGCCCTACTACCAAGGTCAAAACTTACAACAAGTTACGTTCTCTCTCTATGATTATTACACGCATCAATTGATCGGTAACTACACATTACAAGACAACTACACCGTTGTAACAGTACCATCCAACATAACCGTTATCTTCATTTACTTCGATAGTCAGCAATTCGGACCATTCTACATAACTACAAACGGTGGGAATTATGCACCTCCGCTCCTCGAACAAATGCTGATGTACGTAATTCCGTTATCTTCAGTAGCTTTGTTCGGACTTAGAGCGGGTCTGAGAAACGTAGGACTGGGGTTAATAGTATCGTCAGTGTTTACGACAGCGGAAATGGTAGCACTCGGTGTCTCAAACCTGTGGCTATATGCTATACCTACACTGGAGGTGTTGTTTGCCATTATACTGTTATGGCATAGCGTTCAAACGTCAGGTTAGTCAAGGGGAAGTTGACAAAACGTCTCTTTGGGGGGATATAATTCTGTGGGAGAAACTTAAAGACCCTTCAGACACTCCCATTAGGGGGATACCCCCTAAGACCCCCAATGCTAGTGAGGGAAACTTAAAGACCTTTCAGATACCCCCACACCCCCAATGCTAAGATTTTTCTTATTTAACACTCTTTTTCTGTCATGACAACTACAACACTCCCTCCACCGGTAACAGTTCCTGCTCTATCGTCATCATCTGCAGTTGTATCATCTTTTTCACCCGACATCCTCGAATACGCTATGATTACAGTCTTCGCAGGAGTGATAATTTACATTGCGTACAAACTCTTCCGTAAACCAAGTTACCGTTACTGGTTAAGGCTTATTGACGGTAACGAAGAAAGGGAGATACCGTTAACCAGGATAGACGAGGTCAACTTCGTCAGTGTGAGGGGGAATATACGTGTTTATAAAGACCCTACAGTTAAGATGATTAAGAGCGGAAGGAGGTACATACTTTACGGCTGGGGTATACAGCCCTACTATATTGCAAAGGACCCGCAAACACTTGTCAACGTCGGGATCCGAGACTTAGTACTAAGGGTCGGAAACAAGGAGATAAAATTCGACGGAACGTGGAAGTCAATCGTCGATTATTACACTTACCTGATAAAAAGTAGGATTGACACCATGAGAGAACTTACACTTGATACTAACACACAACTCGTCATAGCAGTAGATTATCCCAGTATATTCAAGAACTCCGTTGAGGACTTACTCCACACTAACGTAAAGCACTCACTGAGACAATTAGAGGAAATAGTAAACATAGAGAAGAACGTAACGGCTACAAAGTCTACGGACTTCTCATGGATGAGATGGCTCATAATAGCGTTTATGATAATGGGTGTATTCCTGTTAGCCTTGTCGGTGATACACAAATGATATGCCGAAAAGTTGTAAGGAACTCCTCAGGGGAAGTACTCAGGAGACCTATCAATTGCAACGAAATTGCCCCTTATACTGACGTTAAGACGGTAGGAGAAGTCAAAGTAGAGGAGGTCAAGGGATATATAGTAGTTACCGCAGATGACGTATACGTTTACCCGAAAAGTGTATGGGAACGAATACAGTTTTACGTTGACTATTTCAGAAAAAACGGTGTCTTCCCAAATCCCGGTTTGCTCTTTACGGGACCACCCGGAACCGGAAAAACAACATTGTCCAGAATAATTACCGAAATGTTAGGGTTGGACAGAGTTTTCTTCAGTTTCGCTGAAGTCTTAGGACCCTACGTCGGGCAGAGTGAAAAGGGTTTTCAAGCGAAAATCGATGAAGCTATGAGATCACGCCCTTCTGCTCTAATAATCGATGAAGCTGACACTTTGCTCATGTCAAGAGAAGTTATGGTACAAAGGATAGGCGTGTCATCTGCAGACATTAACATAAAGTCAATGCTACTCGACACGATGTCCAAGATGAGGGAGAGTGACGTATTGTTTATTGCAATAACCAACATTTCACCATCTCTCATTGACAGTGCGTTAAAAAGAGAAGGGAGATTCGGTGAACCGGTCTACGTCCCGGTACCAACAAAGGACGCAATAGAGATACTCATAGAAAGGAAGTTTCCGCAACACATTAATAAACGGGAAGAGTTAGCGTCAAAGCTCGCTTCATCAATGCAGAACTTCGCTAACATAGTGTCCTATCTGAAAAGATTGGAATACGGCATAGACAGACTTCCCGAGGAGTCATTACGCGGTTACAGGATAATTTACGTTAAGAAACCGTACAGTGATAGAAGACTTGAGAAGTTTTTTTCCTCACTCGACTACCCTGAGCTTTACTTCGCGAAAGCAAACCCGGATCTAGCGATACCTGTACTTGCAGCTTATTTCGTTTCTGTCGGTAAAGGGAACGTAGTCGTTTATAACGCAAAGGGACTGGAAGAGGCGATAAAAGTAGCTGAAACATATAACGCCGTGCTCATCGTGGACGAGAGGAGCGGGATACCGATAAAGGAACTGTTTCGCGTTGCAAACGTCCCGATTGTCGTTGTCGGAGACAATGTTACGGCAAAGGAAGTTTTTCATGTAGACGAATATAACGAAGACATGATAAACATCATCTTCAGTGCGTATAACATTAGGGTGACACCGAAGAGATATGCCTTGTCTGATTTGGAAAGGATCGTTTACCACTGTAAAGGAGGTGATGAGAGTTGCGTAAAGAAGTTGAGAGAGTAGCCGTATTTCTAGGAGCGTTAACATTTGTAAACGGTGTATTATCATTGGAAGTAGCCTCCGTTATAGTGTACATGTTTTACATTCTAGCTGTAGTATTCGCTTTCCTTTACCTTGTGAAAGACGACAGAAGGTTTGCTGACTTAATCGTGTTCTTTACGTTTGTCGCCGCATTTACTGCAGTTTCAGTATACAGAGTCCCATCACAAACGGACGAAGAAAGTCTTGTGTTATATGCGGCTTATCTTTTCAGACACGGGATTAACCCCTATACGGCTAACTTCATCAACGCTTATAAGATGTTTCCCGTAGCCGAACCCGTCGTTACTGTTACACTTACTCCCAGTTATTACGTTAACGTGTTCGGTTACCCTGCGTTATATTTCGAGATAGCTTCCGTAGTGTACCCTCAGATCGTCACGCTTGTTACAACGTTTCTGCTTTACCCCTTTCTGAGGTGGAAGGGTAAGGAGAAGTTATTCTTCATTATAATGCTGATAGAAGGGAGCTACTCAGCTTTCACCGGTGGTACGTTTGACATAATATCATTAACTATCGCGGTCATAGCACTTACAACGAAAGGTTGGATCAGGACAACATTTATGACGTTGAGCGGTGACATTAAGCAATACACATTACTTTACTTACCGTTTATATGGAAGGATTATTGGGGTAAATGGAAAGAGCTGACAAAGAACATCCTCATACCGCTAACCGTTTTTCTAATTCCCAACTTACCCTTCATCTCGTTTAAATGGGCTTTCGACGTATTAGGCCCTCTCACGCAACCCATTGCAAACCAAGGTACTTCACTCAGTTTGTTGACTATGATAGGCGTGCCCATTCCGCATATTGCGTATACTATCGCTTTTCTGACGCTCTATGTCGCGTTGTTGGTGCTGTATAAACCTAACACTAAGTGGAAGTGGATCCTCCCGGCTTTCATCTGGCTCGTGAGTTGGAGGGATTTGAATTATTTCTTATTCTACATAACGGTATGGGTGAGCAGTTATGAACTGGAAAGTGCTGGTGATAATTAGTCTCATTGTACTCGAAATTCTCGCTATCTCTTTATTGTGGAAACCGACATTACCGTTGACGGTCTACATCGTAAGGGTCTATGACGTCGGCGATGTAGGGTACTGGGACGTAGTATGTTTGAACGTTACTAACCACGGAAACTCTCCAATTCACCCTATTTTCCTACTTAACGAGTTCGGTAGTGAGAAGAGGTGGGTCGTTTTGAGCCAAATCATACCATACGTACCGTATAATTGTACGTTGCCCGTTATTTCACCTCACTCATGGCGTCTTATCAATATCTCTGCACCATCACCCCTTTACTTCATACCGCCTTTTACACCGATTTATGTACAAGTCTATTCGGTGGGGGATACACCCATACCCCCAATGCTCTTTGTAAACTCTCCCGTTTACATAACGCCTAACATAACTAGACCTCTTATCATCAACCCAAACTTTACCGTTCTGTATTATAGCGGGAAGTATAACGAGGAGTTACCGTGGGGTTGGTACGTCGAACTCGCTCCGGGGACTAAACTTTCTTACCATGACGGCGTTATTGTAAACGGTACAGCGATATTTTACCAACCGGTTTTCGACGCGAATGTGACGGTAATCGGTTACAATGTCTCTTACACGGTCTCTGGCAATACACTGTTCATCTACGTCCATGACGGTTATGTGAGAGGTGTCGTACTTGGGTCGTGAAATATGTGAAAAATTTGTGAACGACATCATCAAGAAAGCAAAGAGTAAAATATATTATTTCAGCGACAGAAAGAACGGGTTTTACAGTTACTACGGTGTACAAGCTAAAAAGTTAAAGTACTTCATTGAGGACGATGAGGAGCTAGTGAAACTATGTGAAAAGAAGTATGACACGCTGGAAATGTGTGTGTCAAAACTTCTAAATTATTGTGCGGAGAGAGAAAACTACCAACCGGCGATCTACATTTACGGTAGGATATTCTTTAATAAACCGATAAACATAGATGAACTCAGGAGGTTGGTACAAAATGTTAGGAGATGAGTTGATCGTAACGTTATCGATAGACTTTATTGCGTTGTCGCTTCAGTTGTATCTCATCAACAAGGATACACCGTTTTATCTTGACGCTCTCATTACGATCTTTCTTGCGATTTTCAACTTCGCTTCATACTTAAACGGTATAATTTATGTTGCTGGCGAGAATGAGACAAAGTTAAACAACTCAACAGTTATAATAACGCCTGTTTATAAGCCCGATCCCTTTGCTCCTCTTTTCATGATAGGGTTCGCTATAACGATAGTATCGGCTTTCCTGCTAATAATAAAAATATTTACGAAAAAAGGAAGTTTCGAATTATTTCCTTAATGTCCTCTCTAAAACAGCACCGCAGTATGTAGTATCCAGATGTCTTTGTAAAAAGAACACGTTTTTAAATTTTTTACCACATACAGGGCATTTTTTCTCCTTTATCGAACCTAGGATGTCAATATTCTTTTTTTCTGCATTCATAATCAGCCATCTCATTCCCAGTAACTTCTTATACCTTGAAACCGCATAAAGTTCTTTCATTATATAATGAATTCACAACTCGATTTAAAACTTTTATTATTAGGGAGGTACCCCCATTAGAGGGATACTCCCACACCCCCAATCCTAGTTAGGGGAACACCTTCACCCCCCCCCCCCATGCTAATATTTTTATTATTATACAGAGACGTATAACTATGGATGTTATTGACATAATTGTCGCATACAACCCCCTATTTTCCCCGGAAAAGGAGAACATTATTATGGTACCGCTGGACTACGTAGAAGAAGTTAAACGATTAGCGAAATCACATAACGCAAAGATCCAAATTTTTCAGAAACGAAGGAGTAAATACGCTTATATAAGGTGGTACTACCCGGGTGAGAAGGATGAGTGATGATAAACAGCAACAGCAACAACAGCAGACCGGAATCAGAGGGACAAGTGCAAAAACCGTAGTAGTGAAAGTAAATCCCTTAACATTTGACGACAATCACGGACTTGTAAAACTCGTAAAACAACCTTTATCGAAGATAAACCTCCTTGAGGAGTTAAAAGATGATGACGTTATCAATAACATCAACAAACTTAAACAGTTTGAGAGTGCGGTCATTGCTGCACTGCTTGAGGACCTGCAACAGGAAGTACGTTATATCACAGTACCTTCACTTATACTGCCTTTGTTTAAGAACTCAGTGAGGAACGTAATCAGGAACATGATAGTTATTTCAGACGCAGTTTACACCCACGTCCTCAGTAAGATAAGCAAAGACGTAGACGATAGTGAGAAATTAATGGAAGACTTAAAGCTTATCCAGCATTATCTTGACATTATAAACAGCTTCTACCTTGCAGTCGATAACATAAGCATTGTAATTGTGAACCTCCTGAATACTAACTTACCTGCCGATAGGGCACCGCGTCTGATTAACGAAATATTGACGGGGTACGACATATGGAAACAACATTGATAGTGGGAACGGCAGGAGTTGTAACAGCCACAGTAACTACTACAGTCCTACTTTTAAAGAGAAAGAAAAAGAAACCAGTTTACACTGAAAGAAACGTAGTGTGGTGGATTGATAAACACCTAACTCCCAAAATGCTCACTGCAACAAAACCCAGAGTCGTTGATAAGGTATACGGGCAATATG